CTATCCCTAGTTAAAGGTTTATTCTTCTTCTTCTTCAGCAGCTATTGCAGCTTGCTCTGCATCATATTCAACTTGCCACGCATCTAAACAAAATTGATAAGGGCTAAAGTCAGTTATATCAGCGTTGATGGGATTTTTGTTTCCATCCTTAGTTTCAAGGTCACCGCTATCGCCATCCCACTGCAATGCATGAAATTCACTAGGTAATGCAGATAAATCTAAACCCGTATACGCAACTCCGTCCTTAACAACAGTGCCATCTTCCTTTATTATTGATACTTTCATTGTCTTGCCTCAATCATGTTAAATAATGTTGGGTTATTCATTCTTTCTAATAAATTGTGGCTGGTTTCATTTTGTCTAACCATTTCATTCCGAAAACTCTCGACTGCCGCGCCAGTTCCACGAGATTGTTGTGTGTTTTCAATTAAAAGCATTGGCAACCAAGCCATAGCGCACCCAAACTCATCAACTTGTTTACCAGTGTTTGGATCAGTGCCAGCTAATTTAACAAACCAAGCACAGTCCAGTTGTTTACAAGGTTCAAAATTATTAAGAGGACAATTATGTTTCACTTCAAGCTGCATTATTAATCCTTGTTTGCAATAATAAAATCTACATAATTTACATTGATGGTTGCTGTTCCAGACATTGAGTGATTGTGAGAACCACCGCCACCTGCGGCATTAGTGCTTTTGCTACCATGAGTACCGTTTTGGCTTGTACTAACATGCTCAGTACCAACTTCGTGTATACGCTCAGTGGAAATAGTATGGCTGTGAGATGGAATTTGTGATGTAGCCAAAGTTGTTGAACCAGTAGACCCACTCAGAGACGGCGTTGCCAAAGCTGTAGAAAAGGCAACAGAACCACCAGTTCCAACAGTGCCAGTGACAATACGCAAGGCTTTGTCATCATGTGTGCTTTGTTTTGTCCACCCTGTTGGTGCAGAAGATTGCTGAAACAGCATTGATGTGCCAGATGGGAAAGGTGCAATTCCAGTTAGATTAGAACCGTCTCCGGCAAAAGATGTAGCTGTAAACACTCCTGCAGAACTTAACGACGCTGTTTCTGCTGCTGCTGCAGAGGCGGCTGTTTTAAACGATAGTTTTGTTGCATTGCTAGATGCGCTAAAGTCACCTTCTGATACAGCTTCAATACCTGCTGCCACCAGAATAGCGTCAGTGCCAGCCCCTTCGTCCGGGGCAATAAAGTTAAGAACCCCTAGTTTGTCGTTGGCTGCAATATCATTGTCACCTGCTGCCAATGTCAAAGTTGGAAACTTATCATCCCCAGAGGCATCATGTTTTAGGGTAAGACCAGAGTCAGCTACGTGGGTAAGTGTAATTTCTTGGTCGTTACCAAACTGTATTGCTCGTCCGTCAGCAAGAAACAAATCGTTACTAATATCAAGACTAGTTGCTTCTATTTCACCACTTGCTTTGAATACAACGTTATCTCCAGCACTTACCCTGAAGGTAATCTCGTTATCCGTTCCAAACTTTATTTGATTGTCAGCATCTCTACCTACAACCAAAGACGCATTTAAAATAGAAGTAATACCTGTTGCTGCTCCACTGGCTGCAGGGGCCGCACCAAACGCAATATCTGTACCGTCCGAAAGCAATACTTGCCCACTAGTTCCCGGCCCAATAACAGAAGGGTCACCACTACTGTCACCAACAATTAACTTACCTCTTGCAATACCCGCTAGTTTCGCCAAACTAATTGCGTTGTCTGCTATGGTTAGCGCACCGTTAGATGCTATAGTGGCATCGCCGCTAACGGCAACTTCTTGATAAGATGTGTTATCAGCTACAAGAATTTTACCAGATGTAACATCAGGCATTATGAGTTGACCACCTAGAGTCACATTACCTGTAAGCGTAGATGTTCCTGAAATATCCACATTACCATTAATGTCAATCGTTGTAGCATTTATTTCTATTTCAGTATCAGAAACAAGGTCAAGGACACCGTCTGCTGATTGGTGTATGTACGTACCACTGTCACCAAATTGTAGTTGGCGTGTAGAGTTGAGAAGAATACCCGTGTCAGCAACATGAGTGAGGGTAACATCTTGGTCTGCACCTAAATTAATAACAGCAGCGTCTGCAAGGAATAAGTCACTAAACTCTAATGAGGAAGTACCAAGTGCTGCTCCGTCTGAAGCGTCTGGTACAAAAGCAGTTGTTGCAGTGATAGTAGTTCCCTGAACTGTTCCTGCACCTGTAAGTGAACCAGAAACCTCCACGTTACCATTGATATCTATTGTGGTAGCATTTATTTCAATTTCAGTGTCGGAAACAAGGTCGAGGACACCATCGGCTGACTGGTGTATGTAGGTTCCACTGTCCCCAAATTGTAACTGGTTAGTTGAGTTAAGAAGTACGCCTGTGTCAGCAACGTGGGTAAGAGTTACGTCTTGATCTGCACCCAAGTTAATTACGGCTGCATCAGCAAGAAACAAATCGCTGAACTCTAGGGATGATGTACCTAATGCGGCACCGTCACTTGCGTCGGGAACAAAAGCAGTCGTTGCTGTAATTGTCGTTCCCTGAACTGTACTGGCACCAACGATTGTTCCGCTAACATCTAGGTTACCGTTTACATCTATGGTTGTTGCTGCAATCTGCACCTCTGTATCAGCTACAATGTCCAGTTGTCCATCCGTGCTAGAGTTCAAGTATATTGCTGTGTCACGAAACTGTATCTTTTCTGTGGTGGACATAAGTATGTCGTCGGAGAACTGAAAGTAATCCTCGTCTTCCATCCACGTAAGAACACCATCATTTGTATTAGCATCAAAGGTAACTGATACGTCAGTATCTGACCCTGTGCCAAAAGTAACTGAATTAGTTGCCAATGCAGTAATAGGCCCACCTTCTCCGGCAGTTCCGTCGTGTGTATGTCCCGTGCTTGCAGCAAACGCAGCAAGTAGTTGGTTAAATTCGTCGTTGGTATCTGCAGCGGAGATTGTATCGCCATCAGCATACGTGGACTGTCGTGTATAATTCGCGCCCATTTACCTTCTTGCTCCCACTTGAAATTCTAATTGAAACCCTTTTAGGGTATATGGAGCAGTAGTATCTGCCCCATCTTCTACTCTTAATGCCACTGCAAACCCCGAACCTTCCACTGCTTTGCGAACAATTGGTTGGGAAGGTCCACCGTACACGGCACTACCATAAGAAGATGTACCGTAAACACCTGCAACATTCGTACTATCTAACGGGTATGCGGCGGGTCGAGTAGATTGACTTGATTCATAGTCGTATCTTACAAACAAGTCTGCATCAATTGTTGACTCTGGTGCGTAGTTGATGTTAACACGCTGCATGTGTTTTCGTACTCCGGGGTCACCCATACTTAAATCAGGACTTCTATATTTTGCTTTTATTAAAGAACCGTCGAAAGTATTGCCTCTTTCCTGCCTGTATATGTAACCATCAAAGCCTCCGTGTATGGCTCTGACATCACCCGCTTCAACTATTGTATCCGCACATGCAGGGCGAATACCTTTCATAGTCGAAAACTCAAACGCTTGTCCCTTCATCACACATATTGCACCTATCGTAGATGTTTGTGAGCCACCATCTTTTGAAAAGAAAATACGATACTGTGTTTTATCAGGTATAACCAGTGAAACAAACGCCCCTGCATTAGTTAGGTTGTCCCTAAACAATTGCTGAACATTAGTGCTTATAGTACCTAATTCAACGTCACCAATACGGGCTGTACCAGCAACGGTACGTAATCCATCTGGCCCCAAGAATACTAAGTCACCCGCAAATTCCAAAATTGTAAAGCCATTTATACAGCCTATATTTCTAGTGACTGGTACAATGGCAAAGTCAGAAAGAGAACTACCCCCTAGTTTAAATATCCTGTTTTCACAGAATATAAACAAATTGTCACGAAAGACCTTTAAGCCAACGATTGTGTCATCAACTTTGATGCTTCCGGCTCCGTCGCCCGTGTTAAATCCATCTTCATCAAAAGGTTCACTAAAAACTATTTCTTGAGGTGTAGATGCCATGCCAGAATAAAACATGTGATTCTTAAAAACAACAACGTGTTTTGCACCAGCAACTGAACTATCACTAACATCTGTGGCACTGAGAGATGTGTTAAATATGGTAGGGGCATTAACTTGGTCAACAACTATTATCTTTTCATTACCATCGAAGTTGTATCGTTCAAAATTGTATCGGGCTGCGTTTGTTCGTCCTGTATCTCGCGCAGTCCAAGTTTCGGAAACAACATCATCAACTGCATGGGCTGCTGCTGTTGTACTGCTTGTTGCCCTAGTTACCCCTGTGAATGTAGTTGAAGTAACCCCAGTGTATGTAAATATTTCTGAATTTATCTGTATTGTTCCACTGGAACTAAACCCGGTGGTACTATCAACGCTTATTATGCCAGAGCCTGTCATGGCAGTTGATGCAGATAGGGCTGCAGATAATTCTGATGATGCAGAACTAAATATCTTTTCCCCTCTTGCTGCCAGCACAAAATTGTTAAACTGAGTAGACATAAGAACAGGTTCGGTAGAATTGTTTGTTTCTGGAACGATCTGATTTACAAAGGGTCTAAACCCAAGCATACGCTTGTAACCCCCGCCAACGTCTGGCTCAAAGTTTTCTAACTCAAGAGCTTGCCCCGGTTGCATAATAAAGGTGGACCTGTTCAGTATCAAGCCACCTTCGCAGTTAAAAGAAAGGGGGCTAACCCCTTGTAGTTCTAAATCCGGCATATTAAACTGCTCTCATATAG